GCTCTCGATCGCGTTGGCGGCGTAGCCGTTGTTGCGCACGAGCCAGCGGGCGCGGGCCGTGATGTCGGGCCCGGCCGCGGCGATCAGCGTATTGAGATGCGCCCGGCTCGGCTGGAACCCTTTCAGCCGGCGGTTCGCAAGCCCTGCCTCGAAGCCGCCGATGAATGCCCCGACGCGGCGCCGGAAAGCTTTCAGCGACGCCAGCACTCAGAGACCCTTCGAGGCGGAGGTGAGAATTCGGCGCCGGCGGCCGCCATCCTGCGCTGCGGCGATGCGGCGCTCGAGGTCCGTGAGGGCGGCTGCCATTTCAGCGTCCGAGGCATAGGTCACTCGAGGCCCTCGATTTCTACCGTGCGCAGGCCGCGGAAACGAGCAGCCAGCAGCGCATCGCGCTGTGCCGTCATTTGTTCGAGGGTCATGTTCTTTAAGCTCAGGTGCCCCGCCAAGCCTTGTGCATCGGACGCCCCGTCTATGCGCGCGACCGGGCTGTAAGGCTTATGGCACTCGCCAAGACCTTGAATTCATGTCCGGTTTTGGAGTGCTGCCGACCCATGAACCGGTGGCGTTGGCCGAGCCCGACGCGAATGACCCCAAACTGACCAACGGACTGTGTTGTTGCGAGGTCTGCTGTGTGCGACCATGAAACATCGATTGGATTGCTTCGGAGGCTCTGGAAAAGCCCGGTGGCGATGGATTCGGAATGATTAAAATCTTCGCGAATCACGAGTGGAGGTGCCGAATGCGTAAGCGACTAGCTCTAATCCGCGCGTCCTTAGTCTTGGGTCTTACAGCGTTTATTGGCCCTGCATTGGCCCAGACCCGCCCGAACATTGTGGTGATCTGGGGCGACGACATCGGGTATTGGAATGTCGGCGCCTACAGTCGCGGCATGATGGGCTACCAAACGCCCAACATCGACCGCATCGCCAACGAAGGCGCGCTTTTTACCGACATGTACGCCCAGCAGTCATGCACCGCAGGTCGTGCCGCCTTCATTCTTGGGCAATCTCCGTTCCGCACCGGCCTTCTGACCATCGGCGTGCCAGGCTCAGCCCAGGGCATCACCAAGGACCAGCCCACAATCGCTGAGCTATTGAAGCCCCTCGGCTACACCAGCGGTCAGTTCGGCAAGAATCATCTTGGTGACCGCGACGAACATCTGCCGACCAACCATGGCTTCGACGAGTTCTTTGGCAATCTCTATCACTTGAACGCAGAGGAAGAGCCCGAAGGCTACTACTATCCGAAGAATCCAGAGTTCCGGAAGAAGTACGGTCCACGCGGCGTAATCCACTCATGGGCAAACGCCGACGGGACGCAAAGGATTGAGGACACTGGGCCTCTAACGACTGCGCGAATGCCTACCGTCGATCAAGAGATCTACGACGCAGCGATGAAATTCGTCGACGGCGCGGTTGAAAAGAAAAAGCCGTTTTTCCTTTGGTTCAACACGACGCGCATGCACGTCTGGACCCGCCTTAAGAAGGAGTCGGAAGGAAAGACCGGCATTGGACTCTATCCCGACGGCATGGTCGAGCACGATGCCATGGTCGGCCAAGTGCTCAAGAAGCTCGATGATCTCGGCATCGCCGACAACACCATTGTCATTTACTCAACGGACAATGGCGCAGAGAAGCTGACTTGGCCGGATGGGGGAACGACGCCTTTCTACGGCGAGAAGGGAACGACCTGGGAGGGCGGATTCCGCGTTCCCATGCTCGTCCGCTGGCCCGGCACGATCAAGCCCGGAAAGGTCTACAATAACATCATCTCCCAAGAGGACTGTATGCCGACGCTGCTTGCAGCAGCGGGCGATCCGGACGTGGTGAAGAAGGTGGCCGAGGGATACACAGTCGGCGACAAGACCTTCAAGCAGCACCTCGACGGCTACAACTTCCTGCCGTTCTTGCAAGGCAAGGAGGAGAAGAGCCCGCGTCACGAAATCTTCTATTTTGATCAGGCCGGAAACCTAAACGCCGTTCGCTACGACGATTGGAAGGTCAGCTTTGCATTCAACGAAGGCGCAATCAACACGGCCTACCGGAAGACGCCAGCGTGGCCGCTCATCGTCAATCTTCGTGCCGATCCATTCGAGTCGGCCCCTCACGACTCGGGAATGTACGTCCGCTGGTACGCCGACTTGCTGTGGATCTTCGTACCAATCCAGGGTGAGGTTGCGAAGTTCGCAGCGAGCCTCAAGGAATATCCGCCAGTTATTGGCGGCTCACTAAGCGGTGGTTTGAGCTACAGAACCAATCAGATCCAGAAAGCACTCGAGCTGCTGGAGAGTTCCGCGACATCACGGAACTGATCCTCTCACCATAGTCTTCGTGGCAATTCATCGGCACGCGCACCATCGCGTGTCGATGGATGGCCTAAATGTCGGCTTGTGGCACGTCACGACATATTGCGGCGCACCCGAGCGTGCTGAATTGGGCGTCGGCTTTTGGGCTACTCTGGAAGCCGATTGCCATGTTGCCAAGGTAGCTGGCGAGAGTCGCCACTCAGCATCAACCCATGTAGCTCGACCGAAACACGCGCCGGCTTCGCTGCTCCGGTCGACGTCTGAGCACGCCAGCAATGCTGGTGGGTACCGCGTCCGGCTCTGTCGCCAGTTCATCTCCCACCGCTGCAGGTCGGCCGACCTGCTGCTCTAGATCACGCCACATGGCCTCGGTCCAGCGGTCGGCGCCAGCGATCCAGGCAGCGGCCCGCGCGTAGACGCGACAGTCCAGCGCCTCGTTTCTTTCCCGCAGTTTTTGCCATTCGAGCCGGCTGAACCCGCGCTTGGTCTTGACGGTGACCAGCTGCTCGCCAACGAGCTGCTTCACCCATTCCGCTTCGGCGCCGCGCGGCAGGTGCACGTAGCCCGCCGGATAGCTTGCGCCGGCGGCAATCTCCTCGTCGGTCGGCGCCGACAGGCGCAGATAGCGATAGGTCTCGCTCTTGAAGGTCGCGACCGCAATGGTCCACAGCCGCGCGCCGCGGCGCAGCTTCTTGCCACCTTCTGTGACGTCGACGTGCGTCGGACCCACGACCGGTGCCGCGCGATTGAATCCTTCGACGCCCTTGATCGGCGCGACCTGGGCGTGGCCGGCCTTGCGGGCCCAGGCATAGACGGCGGGCGCCTCGTAGCCGGTATCGATCGCGAGCTTCGCGATTCCAATCCGCGTGCCGTGCGCATGCAACCAGGTCCGATCGAGGAGGAGCCCAAGCTCTTCCCAGGTCTCGGCGTGCTCGGGTCCGCCTTCGACCACGATGTGGTCGACGAGCCAGCTTTCGAGACCCCGTCCCCAGGCCCAGACGTCGACCTCGATGCGGTCCTTCTGGACGTCGGCGCCCGCCGTCAGGAACAGTCCTCCGCTCGGCACCGTGCCGATCTGCCACGTCTCCCGGCGCTCATAGAGGCGCTGCCAGTCCGGCGCCTCGCCGGTCTCGACCCACGTCTCGCCGAGAACGCTGTTCTTGAAGCTGCGCTTCGCCTCGTCGGTCCCCTGCGCCGCCTCCCACATCCGGGCGATGTCAGCCCAGGAAAACCAGCCGACCGGCGAATACAGCGCCGAGAGATGAAAACCGATCGTGCCGGGATCGGTGCCTTCCGCGGTTGGCCGCCACTCGCCCGCCTGCAGCATGGCCGACTTGTGGTGCTCCTCGATGCGGCCTTCGCAGGCGCTGCATTGGTAATGCGCGCTCTCAGGCCTCCCCTTGTCCCAGCGCAGCCGCTCGAATTCCAACCATTGCATGTGCCGGCAGTGCGGGCACGGCACGAAATAGCGGCGCTGATCCGAGGCCTCGAACTCCCGCTCGATGCGCGAGATCCCGTGGATTGTCGGCGTCGAGGCGAGGAAGGTCTTGCTGCGCCACGAGAACGTCCGCGTTCGTGCTTCGGCCAGCGCAAACCGGATCCCCCTCCTCGTCAGCCGACGGCGGATAGGCGTCGACCTCGTCCAGGAATAGGTACCGCGCCGGCATCGAGCGCAGGCCGACCGCGCTGTTGGCGCCGGTGATGATGAGCAGCCCCGCCGGGAATTCCTTTGACAGCACCGTGTTCCCGGCATCACGCGCACGAGAGGGCTTGACCCGATCCCGCAATGCCGGGCTCTCCGCAATCAGCGGCTCGATGCGCTGTCGGGAAAAGCGCTTGGCCAGCTCGACGGTCGGCTGTACCGCCAGCATCGGCCCCGGCGCGTGATGAATGACATAGCCGATCCAGTTCGATCCCGAGGTCGTGGCACCCACCTGCGCCGACTTCATGAATACGATGCGACGGGCCGGGTGGCTCGACGACAACGCATCCATGATCGCCCGCATGTAGGGCGTGCGATCGGTGCGGTAGCGCCCGGGCTCCGCGGAATCGCGTGGGCTCAGGTAGCGATGCGCATCCGCCCATTGCGAGACCGTGAGCAGCGGATCGGGCCGCAGCCCATCCCGCCAGGACTGCCACAGCTCCTCGCCGCCATCGAAGTCGATCATTGGAACTCTGGCCTCAGCTCTGCAAGCTCGGCCAGATGGGCGCGGACTTGCGTCTCCAGAGCCCGTTGCATCGGATGCGGCTCGACGCCGAGGTCGGCCGCCATCAGGGCCGCCACTCGTGCCGGCCAATTGATCCAGGTGTCGCGCTCCTCGCGCGCCAATCGGAACACCAGCGCCGTTGCACGATCACGCTCGACCAGCTCGCCCTTCATGCGCTGAACGCGCAGGCGCGTGAGGTGCGCCATGGCGATCTCGCGCGCGGTGCGGGCCTCGACAAAGGTGACCCGGGCGCCCGCCGGTAGTCCCTGTTCCCGCAGCGTCTCGCGCACCGAGCCGAGTGCCGGCTCGGCTACGGGGCGGAGGTTCTCGGGCTTCGACCGAAGGGTCGACCTCTTGCGGCCGGGATCGGTTGAGCGCTCCCAGGAGGCGTCGGCCTTATCCGGGTCAATGGTGCCGTCGGGTTCCGGCGTGATCCGGCCGGTTTTGATCGCGCGCAGGACCGCGACGTGGCTGACGCCGCGATGCCGCGCATAGGCGCGGATTGATAATCCCATGATTGTTCTCGCGCCGACTTCGCAATCAAATTGCTCTGAAACGACTTGGCTGTTGCTCAAACCAAAGCATTCATGACGTCACGTTTGCAGATGGCGCGCTCCACAATCACAGCCCCGCACCGGCGGGGCTTGGAGTGGTAGCAGGGCTGCGGTGGTCGCGGCCCTCCTGCTGATGGAGCAAAGCCATGTCGCAACTATCGGATTCGCAGCTCGTCGTTCTCTCGGCCGCGTGCCAGCGCCCCGACCGATCCGTTTATCCTCTCACCGCCAAGCTCCCCGGCGGGGCCGCGGCCAAGGTCCTCGGCAGCCTGCTCAACAAGGGCCTGATCAAGGAAGTGCAGGCCAAGCGCGAGGACACGGTTTGGCGGGAGGACAGGAAGCGTGGCCGGTTGACGTTGCGCGTGACGCCGGCCGCATTCGAGACCCTTGGCATTGAGCAGGTCCAGGCGCCTGCCCGAGAGGGTGACGCGAATGCAGCCGCGGAAGCCGACACAGGCTCGCGCCGAATGCGAAAGACCGGCAAATCGAAGGACAAGCCACGCGGCACGCGCGTCAACGGCAAGCAGGCGCAGCTCATCGAAATGCTCAAGAGTCCTGAAGGCGCCACCATCGAGGAGATCGTGAAGAAGTTCGACTGGCAGCCACACACGGTGCGCGGCGCCATCGCGGGGGCGCTCAAGAAGAAGCTCGGGCTCGACGTCGCCTCGGAGAAGGACGAGAAGCGCGGGCGTATCTATCGCATCGTCGGTGAAGCAGACCCGCTCACGCAGATGTGAATTCGGTACGTATATTTACTTAGGTTACCGCAGGGTCGGGTCGAACTAGGCTTTATCCAGCCGGACAACCCCCAGCCCCCCATCCCCTCGAAATGTCCGGCCACAGAGTGGTCCCTGGTGCGTAGCTGCCGGGGGCCATTTTGTCTTGTCGGCGCTGCTTCGCTGGCCGCGTCACCGGCTGGATTTCCGGTCCCTACCCTCGGTGGCGAGCGCCTTCCTGACATCGGACTGTGAAATCCCGAACTGGCGGGCAATCGCGGAAGGCCTGACGCCAGCCTTGAAGGCAGCGCGCACGGCGTTCAGCTTGCCCGTTGTCAGTGACGTTGCGCCATCCTGGGCTGGCGCTTGAAGGGCTTGTGGCTTTGCATCTGCTGCGGACTTCTCTTTCGATCGCTGCGCTGTCAAGCGACCGCGGCGCTCGGCCTCCGTGGTGACAGCTGACAGCAGCGCATCAATTTCGCGATCGTCCAGCTGTTTGAGCGCTCCCGTCAGGTCCTTCGGCAAGAAATGGCGCGGCTGTGCGGGGTCGCTGGCCCTTCCCTGAGGAGCAGCCGGCAGCTCGGGCGCCTTTGTCGGAGGCTGAGCTGAAAACAGGTCTGGTGTTGTATCTGCAGACCGGCGGATTGGCATGACGCCAACTATGCCGCCGCCACTTCATCGCGGCAACAGCCGGTAATTCCGCTATGCTGCCGGTCTCTTCATGGAAGCCGCTTCGCCGAAGCTTTGCCCAGAGGATTGAAGTTTGGCAGCTTGTCCCGTCTGGTCCTCCCAGCGCTGGACGATGACATCGACATACCTTGGATCGAGCTCGATCAGCCGCGCCTGCCGCCCCGCCCGCTCCGCTGCGATTAGCGTCGTACCCGATCCCCCGAACGGATCGAGCACGATGTCGCGGCTCTTGGACGAGTTGCGGATCGCCCGCTCGACCAGCGCAACAGGCTTCATTGTGGGGTGCA